ATGGCGCGACATCAAGCGCATCAAGTGGAGCGATGCTGAATCTCGTCGTATCCGCGAGCGTGTGCATGATGACAAGCTCATTGTCGGTTGGTGTGGAAAAGAGAAGCGATGGATGCTTGCTCGGGTGGTTCCTGCGACTGTGCATATGAAGTATGGTGCAAAGACAATCGCTACCTCCGAGCAAGCACCCTTCATTTGGAAGCGGTGGGAGACCGACGATGGGTTGGCGCTCCACATTCGAGATCCAAGGCTTATACCATATATCCAGCGATGTGACCTGTGGCGACAAGGCGGCCAGAAGTACATGCTTCAGTTCGATCATGCGGAATGGATTGAAGAGACGAAAGAGAAAAGCGAGGGCGATGAGCTTGAGTACGCCGCCAAGCAGGCCTTTGATCTAATCAAGCCGCTCGCGAAGAACAAGGTTGGATACATTCCCAAACACCCCGTATCCACGAAATGGTTCGGGCCGACCTCCTGGAGATAGCAAATGGCAACGGTAAACCTAACCAGAGCCCAGGCAAAGACACTTGCGAAGACTCTGATGGACGAGAAGGGTGCGCTCTTTTGGACAGACGCCCAGATGAACGCCCTGTTTGACGAAGCCAATCGAACCGTGTGGCGAATGCTGGTCAAGGCCAATCCGGGGCACTACCACACCAGCACGGACTTCGCCTGGCCGGCTGACACTGAAATCCAGGACATCGTCTCCGATTGTGGGGTCGCGGCTGTGCCATACAAAATCCTCGGCATTGAGAGCAAGGAAACCGCAGGGAGTGTAACCTCAGCCAACCTGCCAGCCAAATGGAAGCCGATGATGTTCCAGGACAGAACGAAGTTTCTGCAAGACTCTTCGCCGTACTGGGTCCCGAGGGGGCGCTACTACTGCCTGAGAGGCACCAAACTGTTTGTGGCACCACTCCCAGGCGAGGCGCTGCAATGCACCATCTTCTACATCCAGATGCTAGACAAGGTGACGAGCGATGCAACCGAGTGCCTGGGCGGGATGGCAGAGAGCTTTCATGATTCGGTCGCGTATTGTTTGGCGTGGCTGATGAACTCAAAGCAGAATGGCCAGAACCCCACGATAGTCCGGCTGTGGGAAAGCTCGAAGCTGGAGATTGAGCAGCACGCAGAGGAAATCAATGCAGACGAGCCTCGGCAAGTGCGCTATATTGGGCACCACTAGGAGCTTGGATGTCGAAGGTTATCCCCATACGTGGTCCGTTCCCAGGGGTTGAGGAGCGCGAGAACGCACAGAAGCCGGAGCATGCCTCCGTCTCTATCAACATCGATTACAGCCGGGGGTTCATCGAGTCACGCCGTGGGTTTGAGAATCGACTGAATGGCATCGCAGTCAAAAGAGCGCAGGTACATCACTTCGTCTCATCCCATGGTGAGGAATACCTGCTCCTTGTTGGGCCGAAGGCGAATGGCGATATCATGTTCTTGCCCTTGTCCAAAAACGGGCAGTACCTCGTCAAGGAGGGCTCAAACTTCACTGCGGGGCAAGACCTAACCGCAGTATTTGGTGAGCCGAACAATCCGGAGTTTCGGTGTAGCTTCGTTGATATGCTCGGCCCAGAGGATACTGATGGGGATGGAGAGCCTGACACGGCTGCAAACGTATGCCTTGTGACAACCAAATACGCCACGTATGTCTTCGATCCAACGTATTACTCTGAGTTTGAAATGAACAATACGATGCTCACGAGACAGCAGGCCGCGATAGTCCGAGCGTATTGGATATCACCGCCAAGGGGCGATATCGCCGTAGCGCATCAGCAGGCTGTTTTCTACGCTGGCTTCCGGCGGGGCGAGACAGTGACTCTGTCAGACCCACTTGAGGATGCCCCTGACTTTTTGGGGGTGGCGACAGGAAAGCACGACAAGTCGATGAAGTCTCTTGAGCCAGATTTTATTGCCTGGTCGGATTTGTACGACCCCTTCGCGATTCAGAAGGACAGCTTTACCGCCATTGAGCCCGGAGAGAAGGTTACCGGGATGATCCCGTTTCAGAGCAATCTGGTGATTTTCTCAGACAAGGCAATCTACCTCCTTGTCGGCATCATTGGATCCCAAACCCCGCTAGTAATGCAAAAGGTCGTGCATGGCATCGGCTGCGTTGCCCCGGACAGCGTGGTGAACATTGGTGACTCGATACTCTTCATGTCTCACGATGGCATATACGCCTTTGTCGGAGGAACGAGTCGGCTGCAAAAGACCAAGGGCATGGTCCAGAAGGTAAGTGAGCCAATTGGGTCACTGTGGGGCGAGTCAACCGCGTCTCATTCCGCCCCGAGATACATGTCACACTTTCTATCAAATGCTGGATGGCCATTCAAAATATCTGGCGGTGGGCAGCACCTGACCCAAGCCCTCCATATCCCCGGTCGAAACGAGGTCTGGTTTTCTATCCAGTGCCAGATGCATGCGCCATTCAGCTTCGCTCTTACCGCTGTGTATAACTACCAGCTATCCGCATGGACCTTCTACATGAAGGGGTCCGCCGTCTATGGAGGAAACAGCGGGAGCCAGAACCCGAAGCAGATTGGCTCGTGCATGTTTAGCGGCTGCGTCGTCAGGGAGCGCAATGTTGAAAGGGTGTTTACGACCAGCGCAGACTCGGAGCTTCAGGAGCACGGGCTGGAATACGACCACTCAAAAGCCCTGGATAACAACAACCACCCGATACCAGTTTGCTGGCTCAGTGGCCGCCTTTTCAGAGAGAGCGACATGACGACGGTCTATCGGCCAGTTCGCATAAAGATGCTCTCTAGAGGCAGGAGCTACCAGGGAGTCGCAAACATGGGCCCGGCGGGCAGAACATTCACGACCCCCGTAATGATGGCCACGGGCGAGGAGTCTCATTGCGACCATGACGCGGAGGGGCCAACGGCAGTTGATGCTGTTACAGACCCAGACCGGCAACAAACGACAGCCGGGATACCGATGCACCCGAACCCGATGTCCAAGTCGTTTTGGGGCGATGCAAGCACCGTGCAATCGACGGTCACAAGCTCCTCGCACATCGACGGCGTGGACTTGGCTGGTGCTGTGACGTATGGAAACAATGGCATAGCCCCGCCGCCCATGGAATGGGGTACAGCCAAATGGATGGAGCGGGACTGGTTCTCCTCCACCCCGCAGTGCGGTAGCGTGCGCTCGCGCTCGTGCAAGGTCGGGTTTTTGGCATGGCCAGTGAATACGGCGGCTGGCTGGATACCGTCCGGACTTGTAATCCAATCGTTCTCACTTGAGGCGGACGTGGGAGACCAAAGATGAGTTTCCTAAGAAGCCCGTCACACGTGACCACGAAGACGTTCAAGGTCAGAAGAAACCCGCAGGGCTACTTGTTCCCGTCCGTTCCGCCGGTCTCACCGGCAGCGCAGGGCTCGATCAGACACCTTGGAAGAGACAATCAGATACGCGCATTGCAGATGCACATAGCTAACCTTGGCCCAATCGTCACGCCAGACGTTTCAATCTATGACGCCATAGCCACGCTACCGAAGGGCGGCGGAAGGCTCATCTTATCGGAGGGCAACTGGGTCATGCGGAGCGGGATTACCACCACAAAGAAGGTGCATATCTACGCGGCGTGCCCAGGGGCTACCAGGCTGGTTCGAGACCAGGACATCGATGAGCCCATGATAACCCTGGCAAACAACTTCTCGACGATACACGGGGTAACATTTGTTGATTCCGATGACACTAACCTTGTGCCGGCAGTGAAGATCACCGGAGACTACTGCACGGTGGATGACTGCACATTTGAAAATGTGGGCACCGGGGTTGAGATGGTCGGAAGTTACTGGAACACCGTGTCGAATTGCATTTTCCAGGCATGCGAAGAATATGGGGTTAGCGTCACCGGCTCACCAATCATGCACTCAATCCTGAATAACAAGTTCATTCTCTGTAGCCCCGCATCCGGAGGGTGGCTGAACATGGCATCCGGAGTTGACAATGCCCTGATATGCGGGAATGTGTTTGATTATGCCGCCGGAACGATTGTGTATACAGCGGGCAACAACCAAACGTCAGCAGAGATTGAATCCTGCAATGCGGTGAAACTCGCTAACATTACGAGGAGCTAGTAGATGGCGGCATCAGATGTAACGGGCAGTTGGGTAACTCTTTCAGACGCAGCGACAGCGGAGGCGGCTCACCTGAATACGAATTTCACAGAGCTACGGAATCTGCTGACATCCACCAAGCTCAATCACGAGAACTTACAGTACCCGCGCTCTCTTTTCTGCGTGTCATTTAGCATGTATGAGGGGGCGGACTTCGACCCAGGCGGCAAGCAGTTCACATTCAAGCTGCCACAAGGCGAGGGGGCCACATATGTCCCAGTCAGTATTTATGTCGCTGCGGGCTCTTTGGCCGGAACTGTGGCCGCGACGCTTTGGAGGGACGATAGCCCTGATGTGCAACTTGCCCAGGCCACTTGCTCGGTCGTGGGTGTGCCTGCGGAGGATACGTCTTTTGCGGAGTCTTCTATCAACGCGGGGGAGCGGCTGTATTTTTCCATTGACGGGGCATCTGGCGGCGGAGATGAAATTTCTTTTGGTGTATGGATGAAGGGTTATCACACGGACGCGGCATGATATGGTTGATGTAAATCTAAAGAACTGGTCTGTGTTTTCGGATGGTGTGGCAGCCTCTGCCCATGATGTGAATATGAATTTTGCGGAGTTGCGCTCTTTGGTCACAACGACGAAGTTAGATCACGACAACCTGCTGCAACAAAAGTCGATGTTCTGTGTCTCGGTAACGTCGTGGAAAGGGGCGCGGCACAAGGATACGCATCACTTGTCCGTCAAGCTCCCGACTGGCATTGGGATGGTGCAGGTTGTAAGGGCTCAGTTCAGTTGTGCAGATTACGATAGCGGGGCTGCGGATGCATTTTGTGATATATATTATAGGTCAACGCGGGGGGCTGGGATAGGCAGCGGCACGCAGATACTAGATCAACTCACCGTGGACGCGGACAGTGAGGTAGCCGAGGAACTTGGGGAAGACTACCCAGGGGAATGGTTCTCACCCCTTCCGGGCGGAGGGGTGGTTGTGTTTAAGTTTTCAGCAACGAGCAGTGGGGCTGGTTGCGACGGGTTTGCAGCGCATTTATGGCTCAAGGCCAAGCACGTAAGGTAGTGACATGGTTACAAGAACTGAAAAGGCATATAAGAATCCCCGGTCCACGATGGCTGATGGTCGGCTGACTGGGCAGGCTCGGAACATCTCAGCGCCAATGCGCCAGGGTGGGGTGATGCGAGCGGCGGCAGAGGGTCGTCGGCGGCGAGAGGGGGCTCCTCCGGTCCCACACACACGCCCGCCGGTATCCACCCAGCAAAGAGCAGAGGCCGCCCTCGCCAGGGGGGCTGAGCAGGCTGGCCCTGGTGCCATTGCGAATGCGGCTGTATCGCGGCTTCGTGGTGCTGGGCTAGGCTCCCAGGCCATGGGTG